GTTTATGGTCCCCCCGTTAATAACAAGTGTACACGCTCCCTCTGTTTCGATGCCGCTAGTCGCCGTATTTGAGCCCGCGTTGATATTGCACGAAGTTACATTAGCGCAGCAGTTGACCAGTGTTGTTTTGATATCGATCTGACCGCCGCCAGTCGGCTGTGATTGAACGTGATTGGCGTATATTTCATTATCATTAATATTGGTATGCCATGCGCTGCTAAAAATGCCATTTAGCACACAGTACGTAATCAAACACCCTTCGATCGTTAACGATCCATTTTGTATCGAATTCAGACTGTAACCATCTGCCCATATGCCCATATACGCCAGCGACCTGCCCAAAAACTCACAACCGCCGATATACACAGCGTCTGTCACATTTTGCGCGGTCATAAGCGTGAGTAATGGTGATGTGCTGTTCGCGGCAAAATTTACAGCGTCAAAAATGCAGGACACAAATCTGCTTTTACCGTAGGAAGCAACCGATTTATCTGTCATGTTAAAAGAGATTTTATTTACCTCGCAGTTTTTGAATGTTAATACTGCAGATCCGGTAAAAATGGTGTCAACCACCCCGCTCACACAGGGCGCCTTAAACTCATAATTAGCGGCAAAATTATAATTGCCAGCGGGGAAAAATAATCCTTTTGTACCGTCGTCAACTTTTGCAAGGGTATCCGCATCGATATTTCCAGGGTCGATGCCATACGCCGCAACGTTGATAATTTGAACCGCTTCATTCGTCGTCGCTGTCTCGGTGCGCAGTCTCGAGAGCTCGTTGTCAATGCTGGTCAACTCACAGTTGGTGCCGATCACATATGCGGTGCCGACAGTCATCGCTTCGGTGATGCGGACCAGCTGATCATCAGACAGCCACACCAGATCATTGAGATTGCGCGCTGCCGTTGTGGTGCTGCTGTACTGATCATCATTGGGCGTGATCGCATTGCGGATCGTCGTCCACAGTGCATCGAAATTGCCGATCTTTGTCCAATAGGACGTTTTGTCCAGTGTCACGCCGGACGGGACCGCCTGCACGGACAGATAAGCATTGCCCTGATCATCAACAACAACAGTATTTTGTGCATACTGCGACACGATCGACCATTTGAGCGGATCCGCATACTTGATCGAGTTGATCTGGATAAACTCGGAGTACTCGCTCTCCATCTCCAGCATTTTGCGTAGGATCCAGTTTAAATTGAGTTCGTGGAAATTTGAATACGGCCACTCGTTGATAAACGCGGACATATCAATACACCTCCAAGCAGAAATAATGAATAAAGTCTCTGACGATTATGTCGTAAATGCCGAAATTCCCCACTTTCCGTTGTTTTTCAATCAAATCTTGCGTGTTAAGGTTCTGCTCCGTGACATTGCCGTTGCGGCTGCCTTGGTGTGACAAGTCCCGGTTGCTGGTTTTATTGCTGGACGACTGTGCGGTTGACGAGTTGTTAGCGTTGTCGTTGTTGGTCGTTTTCGAGCGGTCGGCGAGGGACGCGCCGTCGAACCCCGCAACTTGTTCCAGCGACGTCCCGGACGAGTTCGACGTTGCAGACGCCGAAGAGGACCCGGCGGAAACATCGGTTGTGCCGCCCGTATCAGTGCTGTTATCGGTCCACGATTCGGAGCGCGTATAGGTCGTGCGCGGGTCATATGTGATGGTGGTGGTGTCATATAGTGTTTTCCAGCGATAGGCGTTAGTTGCAGACCAGATCCCAATGAGACTCCGCAGAGTAACAGGGTTCGCGAAAAGGATTTCAAGTTCAGCGGTGTCGGCCAAGATTTTATTTTGCGCGGTTGTTTTATCAATGCCGGACGGTAAAACAAAATCGTCGAAAATTGTCTGGTCCGCCTCATAGAGTCCCAGAAGTGACAGCAGTGTCCGCATTAGCTTCAACCCCCCTTTCGGATAGTGGTTTTACGCGCCAGTCAACTGTAACGGTGATCCCGAACATATCTTTTACACGTCTGCATGAGTCTTTCCAGCCGTCAAGCCACAGCTGGCATTTTGTGGCGGTTTCCGTATTATTGGCGTTTACCTCGTCCACTATTAAACGCTCTTTTTTGTCAGTATTCGCGGTGGGAATACCGATATCGGTATCAAACATTATCTCGATTTTGCGCAAATCGTCAATAATTTGCGTAACAATATAATTTTGTCCGACATTGTTGAAGACCGTTGACCATTTCGGTGTGCCGTCGTCCGTAAAGAAGTTCTTGCCCACGAAGGTTGCGGGATTGCCCGCGCTAATTTGGTCGTACATTTTTTTCATGCCTTCGGCGGCGGCCTTATTTTCCGCAGCGAACACATAAGACAATTTGGAATTGTGCAGGTTGATCATAGCTGTTTCGGACGCGAGTGCCATCTGGTCGGCATAGAAACTAATCATATCCATGAGAGAGCCATAATCAGGCATCAGCTTAAAAAGCACACACTGCGTATTGATTTTGAGTTCTTTTAGCCCCGAAAAATAGGGATTGGTGACGAGCGCGGTATTTGGCTGATAAAACACATCATAGCCGGACAGCCCACACTGTTGAGGAATGGGGCCAAATTTATCAGTGTTGAGTACCGCAACGACGCCATAACAGTATAGTGTGTAAAGGAAATAGTCTTTACTCCACCATTCAGGGACGTCCCACTTGAAAACGCTGATTGCCTTTTGCAGCAGATAGCGGCGATAGAATGCCGCCGCTGCTGTGTTGCTGGCATGTAGCGTTGACGGTGATACCATGCCGTTTGCGGCGTTTTTGTAATTATACATATAGGGCGGAGTCGTGCCAGAGAATAGCGCCATTAGATTTTACCTCCCCTTGCCAATTTGAACAAAAGCCAGATTGGGATTTTATTTTCCGGATCCGGGTCGGGATCCGGGTCGGGATCCGGGTCGGGCGTAACAGATGCGTCCCATGTCACGTCATAAGTACCGACAGCGTTTGGGATACCAAGGATCCCTGACGGATCAACGCGCGTTGCCGTGGTTGTACCCGTCCAGAGCTCCCAGTGGGTATGCACACCCGTGACATTGCCGGTTGCACCCTGTGTGCCGATATATTGTCCTTTGGTGATGGTGTCGCCGACTGTGTGTAACTGCGCGGCGAAGTGGGCCGCCAGCCAATATGTACCATCAGACATTTGCACCCGGATTGCATTGCCCCAACTCATATTTCCGGTTGTTGTCGTGCCGTCCCAGGTTTGTGCCCAAACGACCGTACCGGCCTGCGGTGCAAACGCCAGCAGATCTGGGTGAACGGTATCAATACCGCCGTGTGCGCCGCCCGACGGATAGGACGGGTAGCCCGCGGTGACGCGGAGTGTGGACTGATCGCAGATACTCTGTGCGTATGAAGCCATATACACCTCACTATTCGTAATAAAACCCCGCCGCCATCATGCGGCGAATCGTATCAATTTCGTCAGAGGTTGCGGGGACGTTGCCAACATCGGGGTTATTAATCAGCAGATACCCGGGCAGATCGGAAATTTTAGAGACTTGGCAGAGAGGGCGACCATATTGGTTGTTATCGTCCTGAACGATTTGGAAAAATCTACCGCGCAAATACGGCGTGACGCCGTAGCAGGCAATGGCGCTTGTCGAGCCGCCCGACTGTACTTCGGCAGTCGCCTGTTCTGCGCCACTGACAATGCCGCTGGAAATGCTACCGCCAGTGTCCTCGCCATTGATAAAACTATTCACCGCACCACTGAGAAAACTGCGCGCGGCGCCCAGCAGCCCGCCCGCAACCGTTTTAATAATCCCCCCGGGTGACGCGACAGCGCTAACATCTTGAGTTATTTGACCGACTTGCACACTCACGGCTATATTCCCCGCGGTGTGCAAAAAAACGGAATTGAACGCGGAATCCGTCGAAAGATATAGTTGTGCGTCTCCTGTGTACAAATCAGTGGCAATTTTGACATAAAGCGTTGACGCACTATATAGTGCCGCGCTATCAATAGGGATATTGCCCCACGGCGGGATAAAAAGCCAATATCTGGCATAGGGCGCGCCGTTGCAATATGCACCCTTCACCGTCGCCTGATTATGTTTCGGAACGGTGATCTGCGTCGTAACTGTCAGCATATCGTTAGAGTTTTGCACGACATAGACGTTGCCGATATCGCTAAAACTCCACCAACCCAGGGGTAGAAAGTCGATTGGCGTCCCGATTGCAGGTGTGCCGATCGGGAGCCAGAAAACCTTAGTTATATAGTCGATGGGGTTGAAGAGGGCTTTTGTCAGTCCCGCGCTAACTTCGCTCTCGTCGATGTTGAGAAAGTCTGTCGATGTCAGCAATTTAGCGAACAGGGCTCTACAAGTGGAAGCGCCCACCGCAAAGAACGACGCGCCGCCAAAATGGCCAACATCCCCACCGTTGATGGTCGAGATGACGAACATGCCCTCGGTTTCGTAGTTGGTTGTATAGGGGTTCGAAGTTGCGGTTCTCACGTCGTCATAAAATACCGAAGTTGTGGGAAATAGAGCGTCAATAACATTGCCGTCCTGTTTTGCGCTGGAACGAACAATATATTCGGAGCAGTCGCCGATTTGTGTCCGCCAGCTTGCCAAAGTGTCCACCGTGCCCGACGCTGTCCACACCCCCAGATCCCACGTCCATGCAATATAATAATAGCGTCCGAACGAGGGCAGATACATATAATTATAGGCAGTCGGGTTGTCAATCCCGCGAATTTCGAGGGAGGGAGAGAGCACGGAGCACCCGGATTTCAAGACGATATTCAGCGACGTCCCGCCGGACGGGCGCGCAGTGCTGTTCGGGCGTTTCGCGAATGTGTAAAAGGTAGCGGTCATGTGCACACGCCTTTCAAAAAATCCCCGCCCCGGTTTTCCCCGAGGCGGGGGCATAAAGGAGGAAATCAATCCAGAAGGAAAACAACGCCCTTTTCGGTGTGATCGTTGATAACCTTCTCGGTTTCATGTACCCAGATAGTCGTATAGCCCCCGCGGGCATTAAACGTCGCGGGCTGACTCCAAGACTGCGTCGGCGCATATCCAGCAGCCTCGCGGTCAAACAGCACCGCAAAAATACCCGCCTGCTCAACATTATTGGCGGCAACGGTGACGCCGCCGGTCGTGTTAATATAAGCAGGTTTGGCGGAAATGCTGTCCGGCGTCTCGATGCTTTGCCAGAAATTGACGTACTCCATGTCAATAGACCCGCGGGCGTTTGTCACGAAACTGTCGCGGAAAGTGTTTGCAAGCGCCATTGCCTCGGCGTATTTCTGCGTCTGCGTCAGGACGTATAGACGTTGGTCGTCCAGCGGGGTGTGTCGGGACACGGGCAACTCGTTGACAACGGTCTGATACATCTGCGAGCGCTCCGTAAACATCTGCGAGATAGCGCCCATGCGCGAATATGCGAATTGCATGAATGTCCGGAAATTGTCGGGCAGATAAATGGACTGAGCCGTATAAGCTCCACCGGTCAAGCTGTTATACTCGCTGAGCAAATGCACAACGCGCGAAGTCTGCTGCTCGTCCAGAATCGCAGCGATAAAGTTGATCAGCGCTACCCGCGCGGAATCCTCACGCCACTGTTCCAGCATGTCGCTGTGATTTTGGGTAATCATTGCCCAAAACTGTGCCATCTGGTCGGGCCCCTGAAAAGCGCATTCCAGCTGGTCGCGAAAAATCGTGTAATAATCGCTGTACACGTTAGATCCGTAGAAATTCGTCTGCAAAACCTTGTTTTTGCGGATAACCTGTTGGTCAACGCTTTCGCCGTCCCCATAGGGGTTGGTGTTAGTGCTGTCATAAGCAGCGGGCCATGCGTAGCGGTCGTCGTCCACCGCAACATTATCTGCCACTGATAGCTTGCGGATATGATTGCCAAAAGCGGACTCCGTCCATTCCATCCCGCGAAATTTGCGGGTATACGGGCGTACGCTAAAAATAGTGCGGCTCAAAACCTGGTTAATTGCGTTAAGCACGGGGTCGTATCCGGTTTTGAGAGTGGCGTCCGCCGCCTGTACAAACTCACTGGTATTGGTGGCAGTGATTGCGGCCTGCCCGGTCGCCTGCTGCTGCACACTGTTGAGCAGGGTTGCAACTTGGTTAAACGTCAAATCATTCCGTGCCATTTTTACATCTCCTTTTTAATGGGTGGGTTGATAATAGATGCAATAATATTGTCTGCGCTATCCTGCACGGGCGCCGGTTGGACGGACGCCGCGACGGCCTGCGCTTTGATGGTATCGCCCAAGTCCTTAATTGCCGCCATAAGTGCGGCGTTGGCGTCCAGTGCAGGTGCAGGTGCGGGTGCAGGTGCGGGTGCAGGTGCAGGTGCAGGTGCAGGTGCAGGCGCTAAAGCCCGCGCGGGCCAATGTCAAAACGTCGTCAAGTGTCATTTCACAAGCCTCCAAATTGTAATATAATCGAGAGCGTTAAACGCCCGCGCATCTCCGTCCGTCATGGGGCCGATCACAAAATTTTGTTTTCCGCTCTCGTCGCTCGTGTCGGCGAATTCGGAATAGTACGGGATTGACAGCTTAGTGCACATTTTCCAGATCGCGTATGCCGTTTCGCGAGTGACCGCGGAGCCAAACCCGATAAAACTATTCTTATACGTCATTTGTTGATATCTACCCCCCCAAAGTGCGCAGTCAGCACATCCCGCAGCGCGTTAATAGCTTCCGTGCAATCCTTAATTGTGGTGTTGCTCTGATACCACATAAGCACAAATGCCGCAATGGGGAAACCCACATTCTGGACAATCTCGACAAAATCCGACATATTATAACACCCCCACCGGTGACTGTCTACACAATTAGGGGATTCGTGCGGTCGCTAAACCGCGCGGGCGGCCTTCCGGGCCTCGCTTGCCCGTCCCCTGTATACATTATAACAGCGCCGGGAGGACATGTCAATAGCCAGTAACTATTTTCCGCTGACATATTTCTGTAACAGTATCTCGCACAGGGGTTCCTCGAAAATGACCTGCCCTTCATAGTAGGCGTCCCAAACTCTGTATAGATGCTTACGTGCTCGGTCTGATTCTTTCTCGCTTGCGCCGTACCGCGGACAGCCGCCGGAAATATGCGTTGATATGTAATAATACTGCCTGCTCTTATGATGGTATATTGCAATCTCCCCAACAACCATAACGGGCCGAAATTCCGTAAGCGGCATACTTTTAATATTTGTGTATTCCTCGCCAAAACTTGAGTGGATGGCCATCCGTGAGTAACTACCCGTATCATCCATACGGTATAACGCTGTTTCAGATTTCCGCTCGCTGATGGGGCTATTGACGGTTGAGACAAGGGCAAATGGTCTCTTATTGTCTATATATATCTCGTCCCCGCGGGACTCCATCTTCTGCGCGCGCCTAACAAGATTCCAGCCCAAAAAAACGGGGTTGGCAATATTGTCTGTGTTGCTGCAAAACACCATCTTGACAGGGGGCTTTCCCTCTAACTCCCGATTGCGGTTAATCGTTTCTTGCACATCATTGACCGCGGCGAATTCCCCAGGCATCCGCTTTTCGTTTCGTTTTGCGACAAACTCGTCAAAAAATATGCAATCAATATCGCTACCGTCAATGCCGCGCGTACTTGCAAAGCCGCTGAGACTTGTTATATATCCAAGCGCGTCAGGGTTGTCAGGGTCTATTATATATTTTTTATCCTTATCGTCAAAAATGGCATGATAAAAGCCCCGTACGCCGTCGACGATAAACGGCCTAATATTCCACCCGCGTCTCTCGTTCAGGATTTTGTAAGGGTGCAACGCGCTACTTCCCGCGGCCCGTTCCTGCTTTTGCGTCCGGCGCAAATATAAAAACTTTATCCGATGCTCTGCCAATAGCTCAAACATCCCATATGTTTTGCCAGGGCCGCGTCCGCCGTAAACAAAAATAAAATCGCGCGGAATATTGTAAATTGCCCACATATCCAAATAGCCATTTTCCAGATATAAATTCATAAAAAAACGGGCGGCTATTCGCCGCCCGCCCTCCTTACTCTCAAATCATCTTGCAAGTGATATAACGGCGGCCTTTTTTGGTCTCGCCGCCAATCACGCCGATGCGCTCCAACGGCTGCTGATACTCTGCGCATAGCTCGACAATCGCGCGAAATTCATCGATAAACGTGGCACTGATCGTTGCATATACGGCGCCGCTGCCGTCAACGATCGATAAAACCTGTACGTCGCCCTCCTTCGCAGCCAGCGCCCACGCGACTACGTCCAATACAGCGCCCTCCATCTCTTTCATGGGGCGAGATTGACCGCGGGTCAGCGCGTACAAGGTCGCCAGTGACATGTCCTCTGGTGCTTTTGCAATAATCTTCATCTTAATTGATCCTTTCTTATTGATCTGTATTTTTGGCCTGCCATCATCAGCGCCGTACGGCCATTCACGACGGACACCCCCTGTGGGCGTTTCGGCTCATTGATTATATTATAGCATGACCCGTTGAAATTGTCAAGTGTTAATAACGCGCTTCGCCCGTCAAAATTCGCAGGTATTCCTGCGTTATGCCCAGCGTGTATTCTGACGGACGTATCACAACGTTGGATGTTATTTTTATCCCGTTCCACTCGCCAATCTCTGGGTGGTCGTTGTATACACTTTCCGTGCCGCCCGATTCGCGGAAAACAAACCCCGGCGTGAAAGCACCGATGCCGCCTGCCCTCTCCAACTCCACACCACCTGTCTTTTTACTAACACCCGCAATAGTGACTTGCAATGGGCTATATGTCATGTCCCATCCTCTGCGCCAGTTTAGCGCGCGGGGATAAAGCGCCGTAAAACGCCCCCGGTCGTCGCTGAATTCGTACACATATTTCTTTGAGCCCATAGTTACAAAGCGCTGCATATTGTGTTCCGCTTCCAAAACGCCCATATAATGACGTTCACCGCCGGGGTCGTCGGCATATGCCCCGCTTTTCACGCTGTCGCTCCGTCTCCGTTTATTATAGTCCGCAAAATCGACATCGCCAATATATTTGACTGAGTCGGTATCACAATAGACAAAATGGGCCCCGGGCGTGTTAAATACGACTCTTATTGCCTCGTGTAAACGCAATCGCGCCCACGCCGTAACCCAGACCCCCCACGCGTATGACAAAAAGGCGTGTTTATTTTGCTTTGCCAATAACTCGTCAACTGTGGTGTCTTCTTCCTGCCATTCCACTTCGGCGCCGTCGTTGAATTTAATTGATGGCTTGGCGGGATCCTGCGCCATCATGCCATAAATAGAGTTTAATTTATTCTTATTTTTATGATAGTAAACTTCTTGACCGGATACGCCTTTTAATTCGGTCTTGCGTTTATAATATTCGATGGTGGTGTCAATTAGCGGCCTTGGTAATTTGGCATATTTTGCGACATAGCATTTTACAACTTCGACATGATCAAATTCGTACTCATCAAAAATTATTTTGATGTCAATATCTGTTAGCGTTAGTGTCAACATGTCGGCTCTCAAAATCCGCCCGTTATCATTTACATATCCGCAAATGTCGGTGCACTTGTCCAGCGGAATATAGGGACAGCCCCAGGTATAATCCCGCAGTCTCACCCCATAAAATCTCAACCGGGCTAAAACAGCGCGCCCCCTCTCTGTAATCAGATCCATTATATAATCTAGGTCATCCAACGCTACGGGCGTGAAACGCGACATTGGGAAAACACAATTAACTTGCACATCCGGATAACTGCTTGACCTGTCAACGCTGTGCACATCTCGCAAAATCTTATTTGCAAAATGGCGGTTGGCATGGGTATCCCCGCCAC